TTTGGTGGGGATTTGGGTTCCTATGATATGGATATTGCTGGTGATGATGGAAGACTTTTATTCTATCCTAAGAAGTTTAAGTATAATAATTATGATGTTTCTAACATAGCATTTAATATTTCTGATAGTGTCGCTGGAGTAGGTTCTACTGGATTGGGTGGTATTGTTAATATCGTAAGTAGCACAGCAACTATACCTTTAGGAATTACTACACAACATAATATTGTCTCTTTTGCTACCACTTATAGAGGGTCTAAGGTTCTAGTATCATATGCTGCTAGTGATTCATCATATTGGGAACATGATGAAATAACTTTGGTTCATGATGGAACTAATGTTGATATGATTGAGTATGGACAATTAACTACAGGTAATGTTGGTAGTGCCTCTGGAGAACCTGGTCTAGGAACTTATAGTGCATATATTGCTGGTTCTAGAGTTCATTTAGATCTTCATCCTACTGTTAGTACTGCAAGCACATATGTTGCTAATACTGTTCATGTTGATTTCGGAAATGCTTCATCTGCTGGAGTTGGTACTACATCATTAAACACTTCTAATTTAGATTCTAGATATACTGCTATAACTGCTAGTGGTTCTCCATCTGCTACTACTGTAGCACAGTATGAAACTGAAACATTTAATGGTGCTTATTATGTTGTATGTGTAGAAGATACTACTAATAGTCATTATCAAATATCTGAAGTCATAGTAGTTGATGATGGCACTACTTCTTACATAACAGAATATGCTATTAACCAAACTGTAACCAATCTTGGTGATTTTGGTGCTGCTATTTCTGGTGACTATACTACTTTAACATTTACTCCTATAGCAAGTGCTAATGTTCAAGTTAGAGTATTCCAAGCTGCACTGAGACTAGTTGATGAGGCAAATTCTGTTACTGAAATAGATTTAACTAATGCTACTATTGATACTGGGTATGGTGCTTATACTGCCACTGAGACTGATGTTAAGAGGGCATTTGAACTTAAGCATAGACAACTTCCAGTCTTTAAGAGGAACTTTGTAGGAAGTGCTACAACTACTGTTAGTCTAGCAGAAGATACTATTAGAATTCCAGATCATTACTTTGTAACTGGTGAAGAACTATCTTACAGATATACTGGTTCTGGTACTACTTCTGCTATTGAAATTACTTCACAATCTATACCTGGATATGGTACTACTGATAAAATGCCTTCTACAGTTTATGCTGTTAAGGTGGATGACTCTACTCTTAGATTTGCTACTTCTGCTGAGAATGCATTAAAGACTACTCCTACTTACTTAGATATCACTGCCGTTGGTGTTGGTACTTCTCATTCCTTTACTTCTACTAAGCAAAACTCCAGATGTATATTAAGTATTGATAATATAGTTCAATCTCCAATAGTTTCTACTGCTGTAACTACCACCATTACTGCTGATGTATCTGCTACTACAGATAAGATTAAAATCTCAGGAATAACTTCTATTACTGGTGGTGATATGTTAAAGATTGGTGATGAGATTATGAAGGTAGACTCTGTTGGATTGGGTGCTACCAACGTTCTCCTTGTTACTAGACCTTGGATGGGTACTCAATCAGCATTGCATAGTGATGGTACTTTAATTACTAAGGTGGAAGGAGCATATAACATTGTAGACAGTACTGTTAACTTCTATACTGCTCCTGTTGGATTAACTCCATTATCAACCACTACAAATGAACCAGATGAAAGGGATTGGGTTGGTATTGCAACTCATTCATCCTTTAACGGAAGATCCTTCATGAGGTCTGGTATTACTGGTAGTGCTGATGAACCTTATGCTGGTAACTACATCTTTGATGATATTTCTGGCAATTTTACTGGATTGACCACTCAGTTTACTCTTAAGTCTGGTGGAAGTAATATAGCAGGATTCTCTACAAGTAATGCTCTTCTATTAGTAAATCAAATACCTCAAGGACCACAAAGATATACTGGTAGTGTTGCTGTTCCTGGTGACTATACTCTTATTGAAGGTGCTACAGGAATCACTAGTGTACAATTTACAGGATCTATATCTTCAGTAACTTCAGATCCTAATAGTTCTAATGTACCTCTTGGTGGTGTTATTGTTTCTGTTGGATCTACTGAAGGATTAGGGTATCAACCATTAGTTGCTGCAGGTGGTACTGCTGTTGTTTCTGGATTGGGTACTATTAGTTCTATAAGCATAGGAAATAGTGGATCTGGATATAGAACTGGTATACAGACAGTAGTTAATGTAGGAGTTCAAACATTAAGTACAGGAGCACCTAATATTGAATTTATTGGTACTGCTGCTATTAGTGGTGGTAATATTGTAAGTATTGCTATTACCAATCCTGGTACAGGTTACACATCAACTAATCCTCCATCAGTTGTGATAGATGAACCATTATCATATAGCAACATGCCTTTATTCTATCCTTCAAATCAATCTGGAGTAGGATCAGAAGCAAGAGCTAATGTGGTTGTTGGTTTAGGTGGTAGTGTAATTGATTTTGAAATTATTAATCAAGGATATGGTTATGGCGAAACTCAAAAGTTGACTATAGGTGTTGGTGGTACTGTTGGTATTCCAACTGCAGGAGCTGCAGAATTTAGAGAATTCCAACTCACAGTCAATGAGACTATAAGTGATAGTTTTGCTGGATGGACAGTTGGAGATTTCCAAGTTTTAGATCCTCTAGATTCTCTATTTGATGGAAAAACAACTTCATTTGCATTAAATTTAAATGGAGTTCAGCAGACTATTCAATCTAAACCTGGATCAAACATAGATGTTGAAGTTGCTATATTAGTGTTTATTAATGATATATTGCAGGTTCCAGCAACTGGATATGAATTTAAAGGAGGTAGTTTTATTACCTTTAAGGAAGCACCTAAAGAAGGTGATACTTCTAAGATTCTTTTCTATCAAGGAACTGGATCTGTAGACGTTACTAATGTTGATATTTTAGAAACAATTAAGAAAGGAGATGAGGTTAAAATATATGATCAAGATATATCTTTAGAGGAAAATAAGAGAATAGTAACTGTTATTAATTCATCTGATAGTTTGAATACTAATATCTATCCTGGTCCTGGTATTACTACTAATGAAACTTTCCAAAGAGCTTTAACATGGTCTAGACAAACTGAAGATAAATTTATTGATGGTGAGGTAGTTTCTAAAGATAGACCTCATTATGAACCATTAGTATATCCTAATACTAATATTATCCAATCTGTAGGTGTTGGATCTACTGTTATCTTTGTTTCTAATATAAGAACTTTCTTTGATAGTTCAAAAGAAAACTATAGTGGACAAAGTGATATTAGAATTATTTCTCAGGATAGTATAGTAGGAGCATCTGCTACTGCTTTTGTTTCTGCTGCTGGAACTGTAACTTCATTTGATATTACCAATCCTGGTGTTGGATATACTATAGCACCTACAGTTTCTATTACTACACCTGTAGGATATACTACTTCTCAAGGTGCTAGAGCAACTGCTACTATAAGTGGAGTAGGAACTGTCAATGCTATTACAGTTTCTTATGGAGGAACTACTACTGATGGAACTGGACTTGCATATACTAATACTGCTGCTCCATCAGTTCTTATAGGAGAACCAAAATTAGTTACTTCTGTAGAAACTATAAATGATGTATCTTATTCAGGTGATTTTGGTATTATATCTGGTATTTCAACTACTTCAGTTGGTGTAGCATCTACTGGTATTGTCTTTGATTTACTTCTTCCAAAAGATTCATTATTCAGAAATGCTGCTACTGTAGGAAGTGCTCTTACAGTAAGTGGAATATCAACAGGATATTACTTTACAGTATTTAATTCTAATGTAGGTGCTTCAGTAACTTCTCTATATCAAGATGGTACTGTGGTTGGTATAGGAACTTCCTTCTTAGATAATGTCTATGAAGTTGCTCAAGTTTCTATTGCTCAAACTATGGGTATAGGAATTGGATTAACCTATGTTGCACAAGTAACAGTTAGTGTTCAAGATTATAATGGGTTGACTGGACTTGGACATAGTGAGTTCTTTGGTGAGTATAGTTGGGGAAGAATTGCTACTGCTCCTAGAGGATCAGCAAGAGTATTTACTTCTTATGTTGGTAATTCTACTGGATTAAGTGGTATATCTAGTTCTCCAATAATTGAAAGAGTGAATCCTTTAAGATACGTAAATTATAACACCTAAATAACTAAAAAAATACGTAAAAATGTCCGCCATTATAACTGATCAACTTAGAATATTGAATGCGAAGAATTTTGTCTCTGCTGCAACTTCTTCAGTCAATTCTTATTATGCTTTTGTTGGTTTACCTAATGCTACTAATTATTCATCAACTTGGGAATCAAATCCTCCTGCACCAAAGGATAGTTTTGATCAAGAAGATGATTATTGGGATACTATGGTTGCACTAAAGAAAATTAATGCTTCTGATGTGCGTAGAATGGTTAATAAAAATACATGGACATCTGGTATAACATATGACATGTATAGAGGTGATATTAGTAGAACAAATACAGCAAAACCTTCTGGAGCAACTAATTTATATTCTTCCAAATATTTTGTAGTAAATGAAGATTTTAAGGTTTATATTTGTTTGCAGAATGGAACAGATCCAGAAAATACTTCTGGAAGACCTTCTCTAGATGAACCTACATTTACTGATCTTGAACCTAAAGCAGCAGGTGATAGTGGAGATGGATATATTTGGAAATATCTTTATACTATTAAACCAGGAGATATTGCAAAATTTGATTCTACTAATTTTATGCCTGTTCCTGATGATTGGAAAACAAGTACAGATAATTCTGCAGTAAGAGATAATGCATCTAATAGTGGTCAATTAAAAATAGCAACTATTACTAATAGAGGAGCTGGTATAGGAACTGCTAATAGAACTTATACTGGAGTTCCTATCAATGGAGATGGTTCTGGTGCAGAAGCAACAATTGTTATTAATAATGATGCTAAAGTAGAATCTATTAATATTGCAAAAGGTGGGTCGGGTTATACTTATGGAACTGTAGATTTAGCTTCTGGTGGTGTTCCTACTGGTACAACTTTACCAATATTTAATGTAATTATTCCACCTCAAGGTGGACATGGAGCAGATATTTATAAGGAATTGGGATCAAATAATGTTTTAGTTTACTCTAAGATAGAAAATGATGCAGAAAATCCTGATTTTGTAACTGGAAACCAAATTGCTAGAATTGGAATAGTAGAAAACCCCCAATCTTTTGATTCAACTTCCAATTTAACTCTTTCTAAAGCAAGCTCTCTTTATGCATTAAAATTAATTGGGGCAGGTTATACTACTGCTACCTTCAATTTAGATGGACAAGTAACTCAAACCGTAGGAGTTGGATCTACTGCTGTAGGAAGAGTTGTTTCTTATAACCAAAGTACAGGAGTTCTTAAATATTGGCAAGATAAGAGTTTAGTTGGATTTAATACTGATGGATCTTTAAAAACTGATCCTACTTATGGATATTCATTACATGCATTTACAGCAAATCCTACTACTGGAGGAAATGTTAATATTGCTAGTAATGAGGGTACTTTAGGAATAGATACTAACTTTGGAAGTTCAGGTAGTCCTGGTATAAGTACCATAATAAATAATAGAACATATTACCTTGGACAGAGTTTTAATCAAGGAGTTTCAAATCCCGAAGTTAAGAAGTACTCTGGAAATATAATTTATGTTGATAACAGACCCTCTATTACTAGGTCTGCTAACCAAAGAGAAGATATCAAAGTCATTTTGCAATTCTAAAGAATCATGCCACAGGAAACAAATTTAAACGTCGCTCCTTATTTTGACGATTTTGATAGAAATTCTAATTATGTTAAGATATTATTTAAACCTGGAACTCCAGTACAAGCAAGAGAATTAACTGGTATTCAATCTATTCTTCAAGATCAGATTGAAAAATTTGGCAGTCATATTTTTAAAGATGGATCTTCTGTAACTGGTGGTGGAGTTAGGTGGAATCCTGGACTTCACACTGTTAGAATTCAACAATCCAATGAAGGAATAGATGTAGGTTCATATCTAGGTGATCTTAAAGGTCAAATAGTAATTGGTAGTGATTCTGGAGTAAAAGCAAAAATAAAATCTTTTGTTAGAAATGATGATGCTTTTGTTTTATTTGTTTCTTATTTAAATACTGGAGGAGAAGATAATGAAAGATTTGTTGCGTCCGAAAGTTTATTATTAGATAATAAAGTATTAACTACAACACTTGATGGTTTAGTTTTTCAACCAGGAGAATCTTTAGCTCAAGTATCTCCTACAAATGCTACATCCTTAGGATGTGGTGCTCAGTTATCTAGTGGAATTTATTTTATAAGAGGATATTTTGTTGAGGTAAAGGAGCAAATTATTTCTGTTAATCCTTTCACCACTGATGTTGATGCTATAATTGGATTGAAAATTTCTGAGACTATTATCAATCCAGATATGGACCCTGATTTAAATGATAATGCAGCAGGATATAGCAATTATACTGCTCCAGGAGCTGATAGATTAAATATAGAAATAGAATTAATAGCTTTACCTGTAACTGAAGATAAACCTGTAGATTTTATAGAATTAATGGAGGTTAGAGGTGGTATTATAGCATCTGTTTCTAATCCTAATACTCAATATAATGAATTGTCTGAAGAATTTGCAAGAAGAACTTATGATGAATCTGGTAATTATTATGTTAACCCATTTTCAATTGTTGCAAAAAATACTTTAAATAATTATGAAGGAAATAATGGTATTTTTACTTCAGATCAAATAACGTATAATAATAATCCTCCATCAGATGATTTAGGTACTTATAAAATTTCTCCTGGAAAAGCTTATATTGAGGGATATGAAGTAGAAACTATAGTTCCTGCATTTTTAGATTTTGATAAACCTAGAAGTACAAATTCTTTAGAAAATCAAAGTATAAATTATGTTACTGGTCCTACATTTACCTTAAATAGGGTTTCTGGAGCTCCTCAGATAGGAATAGGAACTGATTATACAGTAAGTTTAAGAGATCAGAGAGTAGGTGCTGCTGCTACTACTGCTGCAGGACAAGAAATTGGTTTAGCTAGAGTCTATGATTTTGCTTTAGAATCTGGTTCCTATGATGCTTCCAATTCTAATATAAATGAATGGGATATTTCTTTATATGATATTCAAACTTATACTAATATAACTTTAAATACTGCTGCTACCTTAGCTGTTCCTACTCATATTAAGGGAAAATCTAGTGGTGCTACAGGATATTTAAGATATGAGATAAATGCTGGAACAGCTCTGACTGCGTATAACACTAAAGGTAAATTTATTACTGGAGAGCAATTTATTTTTAATGGTGTAGAGAGTGGAAATATCTCAGTAGGATCAACTGCATATAGCACTAGTGATATTAAATCTATACGTGGAGCAGTCAGTACAGCAAGTACATTTAGTGCTGATGTAAAACAAACTCCTCTAGTTACTATAGGACAAGTTAATGTTAGTTCTGCTACTACATCGGGGGCATCTTTAGGAATTGCTACTATTACTAGTGTCGATCCTAATAAATTCTTTAGTGGTATTGCTACTGTTGGAAATATTGTAGAATATACTAATACTAGTATTAGTGGAGTTAATACTATTTCTTATGCTAGAATCACAGGAGTTTCTCAAAGATCATTAACTATATCTGGAGTTACCACTGTTGCTGGTATTTGTGAAGGTGGTTTGCCTACTGTAATTGCTGGAGATAGTAATTCTGGAGCAATTAACCCTTCTAACTTGAAGATACTTACATCTCAATTCCAATCTTCTACTGATAATAACTTATATACTTCTCTTCCTAATAAGAATATATCTAATGTAGATCTAACAGGAGCATCAATTGTTATTAAAAAACAATTTGATGTAAATATTACTAATAATTCGACTGGAGTTATTAATAGTGGAAGTTCAGATGAAACATTTTTACCTTTTGATGAAGAAAGATATGTTTTAATAAGAACTGGAAATGGTGTAGATGATTTTGGTGGAACAGAATCACTTTCTGCAGATAAGATTAATTTTAATACTGGATCAACTCAAATTACTATTAATGGTTTAGGTAGTAATAGTGCTGCTAAGTTGATTGCTACTTTGAGAAAAATTAATGTTACAGAAAAAATTAAAGAAATACAAAAAATTAATACTTTAAATGTAGTAGGTTCAGCAAATTCAACATCTGGTATTGGAGCCACTACACTTAATGATGGACTTTCATATAATAATGTATATGGTACTAGAGTACAGGACGATGAAATTTCTTTAAATGTTCCTGATGTTATGAAAGTTTATGGAATATTTGAGTCTAGTAATTCTAGTGATCCACTTTTACCTAAAGCAACATTAACATCTATCAATAGTTCAACTGGTAAAACAGGAGATCTTTTGATTGGTGAAAAATTTGTTGGAAATATTAGTAAATTTACTGGAATTTATGTTAGTAAAAATACTGATTCTATTATAAATTATATTGCTTTGAATGATTTTAATCTTCAAGTAGGAGAAATTATCACTTTCCAAGAATCTGGAATTTCTGCTACTATAAGTGCATCTGCAATAGGGTCTAATAATATTACAGATGAGTTTACTTTAGATCATGGACAAAGGGATACCATCTATGATTATTCGAGATTAATAAGAAAACCTGGTTACGATTCTCCTTCTAAAAAATTAACAGTTGTATTTGAATCTGCTTATTTTACATCATCTGATACTGGAGACTTGACAACAGTTAGTTCTTATAATAATTTTGATTATAAGAATTTACCTAAAATTAATGATGATAGAGTTAGTGATATTATTGACATAAGACCTAGAGTTTCTGATTTCTCTGGAACTTCTTATTCTCCTTTTGAATTTTTAGGAAGAAATTTTGATGCTGCTGGAAATTCATCTAAGAATATTTTAGCTTCTGAGGAATCTAGTGTATTGGGATATTCTTACTACTTACCTAGACTTGATAAGATATATTTAACCAAGGATGGGGTTTTTCAATTAGTTAATGGAATTCCTAGCGATAATCCAGAATTTCCAAATGATATTGATGGAACTTTAGAAGTTGCTTCTATTAATTTACCAGCATATCTATATGATATAAATGATGTGAGTATATCTCTTGCTAATTATAAGAGATATCAAATGAGGGATATTAGTAGACTTGAGAATAGAATTGAAAATTTAGAGTTTTATACATCACTTTCTTTATTAGAAGATAAAACTTTTAATACTCAGATTACTGATGTGGATGGATTAAATAGATTTAAATCTGGATTTTTTGTAGATGATTTTTCAGATACAGAGCATCAACTTAAAAAGACAATAGTAAAGAATTCTATTGATTATCAGAATGGAGAATTACGTCCATCTCATTACACTACAGAACTTGATCTTAAATTAGATTTAAATAGTTCTAATGGTGTAAGAAAAACTGGTAGGGTATTAACTTTAGATTATGATAGTGTAAAGTTTATACAACAATCCTTTGCTTCAAGAGTTGAAAATGTCACACCTTATCTTGTAAATTATTATAGTGGATCTATAGATTTACTCCCATCATCAGATATATGGATAGATCAAGTAGAACTTACTGCTACTAATGAAGATCTTACTACTTATACAGAAAATAAAGAAGAATTAAGTGCTGGTGAATTTGATTCAAGGAGTGGATATGGTCCAGTAACATGGGGTAATTGGAATAATAATTGGTCTGGAAATAGTGGAACTGCTACTAGAGTAGGAACTAAAAAACTTGTTAGAGAAATATTTAGTACTAAGAATGAAGGACCTAAGGTAATTGATACTCAAATAATCTCTAATATGAGATCTAGGAATCTTAAATTTGATGCTAAAGGATTAAAACCTCAAACTTCAATTTATGCATTTCTTGATGGACAAGATATTAATAAGTATATTGTTCCTAAACTTCTTGAAATTTCAATGACTACTGGAACATTTGCAGTAGGCGAAACAGTTGTAGGAACAAATAGTAATGGAGATGAGTTGATTAGATTTAAAGTAGCTCAATCCAATCATAGAAGTGGTCCTATTGATGATCCTACTTCAATATATAAAGCTAATCCATATTATCAATTTACTCCCTTATATTTGGGGTTGTCTATTTTAGTTGATAATATTGTTCCCACTCAATCAGATACTGCTACTACAGATTCTTCTCTTGCTGGAGAAGTTATTACAGTTCCTGAATTATATTCTTCAACTTCAAGTATTCTTAATGTAGATACCACCAGTTTATCTGAAAAATCAGATAACACATATTATGGATATGTTGAGAAGGGTATTAAATTAGTAGGACAAACATCAAATGCACAAGCTACTGTTTCTGATGCAAGACTTAGAAGTGATAGTACAGGAAATTTAATTGGTTCTTTCTTTATTCCTAATCCTAATAATACTAGTTCTCCTAAGTTTGATTCTGGTAAAAAAGTGTTTAGACTTACTAGCAATAAAGTGAATAGTCAAATACCTGGAAATGTTACTACAGATGCTACGCAAATATTTGAATCTACTGGATCTCTTAAAACAGTTCAATCTACTATTATTAGTGTAAAAAATATTCATACTAATGTTTTAACAAGAACAGAAAGTAAATCTATTAGTCGTGGAGGTGGTGATACTGCTACTTATACATCTAATAGAGGAGGAAGTACTCATACTCCTGCAAATAAAGTTAGTACAGTTTCAATTAGTGTAGGAGATTCTCCTATAACTAAGAATTACTTGCCTGGTACTGTTACAAAAGAAGTTGAAATTGATCCTGGTAGTGGTGCTGTAGTTAGCGAAACTGTAGTTAAAATTGATGACCCAATTAATGATGTATATGTAGATATATTGGGCAGAAATGCTGATGCAGGTGGAAAATTATATTGGGCTAATAAAGCAAAAGCAGCTGGAGTTGATATGACTGACAGCAAAGCTGTTTATGATTATGTAACTGTAGATGTTGCTGCTTCTAAGGAAGCTTCAGAGATAGGTACAGGTGGAGGAGGAGCAAAAGGACAAAGGACTCAAGCTGAATATGCTGCAGAGAAGAAAGCTGGAAGTATTGCAGATGGTTCTTGGATGAAAACCACTTGGGGTGGACATACATCAGGTCAATATCAATTAATATCAGAACTTAATCCAGATTGTCCTCCAGGAGGTGATCCTTTAGCTCAAACGTTTAGGGTTGAAGCTTCTAGCGGAGTTTATATTACTGAAGCAGATGTTTATATAGCATCTAAAGATGAATTCTTACCTTTAGTTGTTCAGTTAAGAACAGTTAAATTGGGAATTCCTACTACTGAAATTATTCCTTTTGGTGAAGTTGTAATTGATCCTGAGGATGTTAATGTATCTGAGGATGCAACTGTTCCCACTAAAGTTACTTTCCCATCACCAGTTTATCTTCCAGGTGGGCAAACTTATGCTTTAGTTCTTCTTTCTATAAGCAATGATTATACTGCTTGGATTTCTAGAATGGGAGAAGTTGATATTCAAAGTGTAGATAATCCAGAATCTGAACAAGTAATTATCAGTTCTCAGCCAACTTTAGGATCTTTATTCAAATCTCAAAATGGAGAAACTTGGAATGCAAGTCAATATGAAGATTTGAAATTTACTCTTTATAAAGCTGTATTTACTACTCAAGAAGGAAATATTAATTTTACCAATCCACCTTTATTGAATTATTCTGATGATATTCCACCACTACTTAAAGATTCATTTAGAATCTCATCTAATAAAATTAGAGTAGGATTTAATACTACTATTTCTGATACAGGAATAACCTTAGGTAATTTAGTTCAGCAAGAAGGTAGTAATGCTACAGGAAGATATGTTGGATATGCTGGAACAGCAAATGGTAATTTAACAATTTCAAATCCTGGTGTTGGTTATACACCTTCATCTGGTAGTGAAACATATAACCATGTTCCTATGGTCACTCAAACTGGAAGTGGTAGAAATGGAACATTGAATATGACCATAACCAATGGAGTTGCAATTGCTGCAACTGTAGTAAATGGTGGTAGTGGTTATGAAATAGGTGATGTGGTTGGTGTTGCTACTGTAGGATTAACTTCTTTAGGAAATGATATTCAATTCTCTATTGCTTCTTTAACTGGGACTAATGAATGGGTTTTAGATAATGTTCAAGGGGAGTTTGCTACTGGTGTGGGTAAGACATTCCAATATGTAACAGGAGCTGGTACTACTATTCTTAATTATACTGCTGGAGGAAATGTATGGTTATCAGGATCTCCAGTAACAGTTACAGATGGTTTGCATATTAAGGTAAATCAAAAGAATCATGGAATGTATTCTACTCAGAATGTAGTAACTCTGAACGATGTTCAATCTGATGTTCCATCAACTACTTTATCTGCAGATTATGATTCTGCATCTACAGGATCTATCATTGTAAATGATGGAACGAACTTTAGTGAGTTTGAGAATGTAAGTGTTGCTACTACTAACTTAGGATATGTTAAAGTTGGAAGTGAAATTCTATCATATAGTGGAGTATCTGATAATGTATTAACTGGTGTTACTAGAGGAGTTGATTCTACTCAAACATTATCTCATAATGATGGTGATTTTGTTCATAAGTATGAATTGAATGGAATCTCATTGAGAAGAATTAATAAAGATCACAATCTTTCAAATTCTACAGTATCTGATTCTATTGGTCTAGATCATTACAATATTAAAATTGATACATCTGCTAATGGAGTAGATAGATCAGTTGGGACAAGTCTCCCAATTCTACATTTTAATGATAGCAAGTCCACTGGAGGAAATAAGATTCTTTCTACTGAAAATATACCATTTGAAATTATAACTCCCATAATACAGAATATTACTCCAAGTGGTACGAATTTAAGTGCTCAAGTTAGAACAGTTACTGGATCTAGTGTGGATGGATCAGAAACTCCATTCAGAGATAATGGATTTGAGAATATTAGTTTGGTTACTGATAATTATATGTCTAGTCCTAGATTAATTGCTTCTAGAATAAATGAGACTACATCATTAACTACTCTTCCAGATAATAAATCATTTACTTTAAATTTATCTTTAACAGGAGGTGCTCCTTCAGTTTCTCCTATGGTAGATCTTGATAGAATTGGAATGATTTTTACTTCAAATAGAGTTAATAATCCAATTAGCAATTGGATTACTGATAATAGAGTTAATACCTTGAAGGATGATCCTAATGCTTTTGTATATGCATCAAAACCAATTAGTTTAGAATCAGGATCTACTGGAATTAAGATTTATGTGGCTGCTCATATTAATTTGACTAGTGATATTAGAGCATTTTATGCTATCTCTGAAGAACCTAATGATGAATTGGTTTATCAACCTTTCCCTGGATATAAAAATCTTTTATCTACAGGACAAGTAATAGATCCATCTAAAAATGATGGATTACCAGATAAAGCTCTTCCTAAGACTGATGTTATAGCATATACATCAGATCAAGTAGTATGGAATGATTATGAATTTACTATTGACGATCTTCCTACTTTTAGATACTTTAGTATTAAATTGGTAGGTACTGGTACTAACCAAGCTCAACCACCTAGAGTAAAAGATCTTAGAGTAATTGCACTTGCATAATATGAAAGTTAAAGGACATAATAATCTCATAAGAGATGAAAATAGCAATGCTATTCTGAATACAGATTCTTCTGAATATAATAACTATATTTCACTTCGTGCTAAAAGGAGGCAAGGAAGTGAAAGAATAGATAATATGGAGGATGATTTAAAATCCTTAAAGGATGATATTAATGAAATCAAAACTTTACTAAAAGCACTATCTAATGGCTAAAAACACTCTTACTTTCGACCCCAGTTCAGGTGTAGCCTATGGTGTCAATCTAACCCTTAATACTGGAGCAGACTTGGATGCTGACTATACTGTAGTTGGCACATCTGGCACGGCTTTTGACTTTACTGGATATAGTGGTTCTGCTCAACTTGCAAAGAGTGTAGCAATTGGGTCATCTCAACATGCAATAAAAACATTTGAAGTTGGTTTTACTAGTGCTAAAGGTGGAGAGTTTAGGTTATCATTAGGTTCTACTGCTACTAGAACTTTATCAGAAGGAAGATATGTATATGATGTTTTAATTGGTTCTGGTTCTTCAGTTTATAGGATAGTATCAGGAGATGTGTTAGTTATAGCAGGTATCTCTTCTGCTCCTTCCTAAATAATCTTATACTAGTAAAGTAGATAAATGGCGCAACCAAGCACACGTGGGGAATTAATAGATTACTGTAAAAGGCAGTTAGGTGCTCCTGTGCTGGAAATTAATGTCGCAGATGAGCAAATAGAAGATATTATAGATGATGCTGTACAGTTCTTTCAAGAAAGGCATTTTGATGGAGTATATCAAAGTTATAGAAAATATGCCATAACTCAAGCAGATATAGACAGAGGCCAAGGAGGAACTACTGGAGCAGGTATAACAACTACTACAGTAGATACAACAGTTGGAGTTACTACTCAATTTAGTTACACTGAAAATAGCAATTATCTTCCCATCCCTCCAGAAGTTATAGGAGTCACTAAGATATTTCATTTTGATGGAAGTAATACTATCACTAACAATATGTTTAGTGTGAAGTATCAGTTATTCTTGAATGACATTTATTATTGGGGTGCTACTGAACTTCTTTCATATGCTATGGTTAAGACTTATTTGGAAGATATTAATTTCCTATTAACCACTGAGAAACAGATTAGATTTAATAAGAGGCAGGATAGGTTATACTTAGATATTGATTGGGGAAGTGTTTCTGTAGGAGATTATCTAGTAATAGATTGTTTTACTTTACTAGATCCTTCTTCTTATCCTAGAGTATGGAATGATTCATTTATAAAACCTTATGTTACTGCTCTTATTAAGAGGCAGTGGGGACAAAATATGTCTAAGTTCCAAGGAGTTAAATTGCCTGGTGGAATAGAGTTAAATGGAAGAGAAATGTATGAAGATGCAGAAAAGGAATTAGAAAGAATTAGAGAGAATATGTCTAATACTTATGAACTTCCTCCTCTTGACATGATAGGCTAATGGCATTAAATCCTTATTTCCTACAAGGGTCTTCTACAGAACAGAATCTGGTCCAAAGCTTAATCAACGAACAGATTAAGATGTATGGGGTGGAAGTATATTACATCCCCAGAAGATATATTACTAAGACTACTGTAATACAGGAAGTCATTGAGTCTAAGTTTGAGGAAGCAATTCCACTAGAAGCATATGTAGATACTTTTGATGGGTATGAGGGACAAGGTTCTCTCCTATCCAAGTTTGGCGTTCAGGCATTGGATGATTTAACTCTTATTATATCAAGAGATAGATATGAGAATTATATTACTCCACTCATTAAGAATATACCAAATATAGAATTAGCAACTAGACCTAAGGAAGGAGACTTAATATACTT